ATGTAGGAAACTGTTTGAACTTATTAGATCCAAACTCAACACCACCCCATAAGGTTTGCGTGTTAGCCCCACCTGAAAATTTCTGTCGTGCGAAACCATATTTGAACTCACCGATTTTGCTGGACTTGGAAATGCTAACGCCATCTGCAACTCTTTGCGCAACCTTGCCTGATTTTGTTCGACCTCTAGCTGCTGTCTTAATTTCCTCAGCTGCATAAGTCGCCAGAGCAGCAGATTGAATTCTTGCTTCCTCTGTGGCTTGCGCATCCATAACTTTGAAAGCTTTGAGAATATCGCGTATGTCATTGCGACTGTAAGCAATTGTTTCACTTGCCATACCTCGCCTCCAATACTTCGATAGCTGTTAAAATGTCGTCTGCATCAACCCATTCACTCATTGGTATCTTGGTGGCAATTGCCAACTCAACCAATAATCTGTTTAGGCTTCCTGCTGCGTGGCTTTTGGGTTTGCATCACCGACTATTACATCGCTGACTGTTTCCATCCAAGCCTCAAATGGTTTGGTTGGCTTTCCGGCATTCTCGCGCTTGTGTGCGTTGTATGCTAGAAACATAAGATCCCACATGCCAAGTTTTTCTTTGGCTTGTCCGATCGTATGACCAGTTTGCTTTTCCCATTTCGCCCACTCAGGCGGTTGGGCAATGTATGTTGCTTGCTCGCCTGAGTTATATTCAATTGTGATTGGTAACTTCATTGTTTGCTCCCGTTTCTATTTGTTAACTAAATGTTTCGGTTACTGCGCCACCTGTGACTAGGAATTCAAAAGTAACAGTTTGTGCATCCATTCCTGATCCACCAACTGTTGGGTAACTTGGCTTAATTGGGAATGAAAATGATGCTCCTGTGGCACTAACTAATGTAATTGTGATGTCTGTGTCTGGTGCAGTATCGCATGCAGTCCAAATTGCTTCACAAACTGAGCTTGTCTTGCCCCAATCGGCTAACATTTCAAGTGCAAATGTAGCTGATACATTTGTGGTTTTGTAAGCCTCGCCATCAAGTGTTTGATAAGTCTGTCGCTCTAAAACCTTTGTTAAAATTGCGCTGGTTGCTTGTGCTTCGATGTCTGTTCCACCTGTGAAAGACAACGAAATATCGCGACCGGTTATTACTGTGGTTGCCATGATTTCTCCTTAGACTGTGCGTGTGTAGTAGGTAGATACTCGAACATCTGCGATAAGCAAAGTCGATGCTCCGACTGTGGTAACTGTTGGTCTTTCGACCGAGCTGACAATATATCCAACTGGAATTACTGCCAGAACGCTAATGACTAACTGCTCAATGTTGTCAAGTGATGCAGGATTGCTGTTATATGCAACTGCAACTGAGATTGTAAAATTAACTTTTGCTCTAATGTTGCTTTTGTTTATTGTTTCAAATTCTAGGTATGGGCTATCTGGAACAAATACCACAGCTGGTGGAATAACTGTTTCAGGCACAAATGAATAAACATTTCCTGCAACGCTGCTTAACGCGCTTGCTAATGGTGTGCGGATCTGTTCAAGAATTGTTTGGTTTGGCATTATTGACAAATGCCTTCTGGATCTACCAATGATCCTAATAATCCAACGCATGTATTGTAAAGACTGCGACCCATTTTGAATGGCGTGCTGGTAAAATCAACACCTTCTATTTGACCGCCACTTGATAATCTTGCTTGAAAGACATTTACTGAGACTGTATAGACTGCGCTTTCAACGGCTGCATTTCCGACATAAGTTGCTGCGCTTGATAAGGTAGCAGTTCCGGATGGAATGACATTAGCTTCCAATACATCTGCATTTGTGATCGATGCTGTAAAGGTAGTATCTGTAAGATCATCAGCCAATACTGTGCGAGTTCCGTTGTATGGGCTTCCGCATAAGGCAATGACGACTGATTGGTTTTCTGTAAATTCATGTGGTCCTACTGTTGTAAATGTTGCAACATTATCTGTCAATGATGTCTTTTGAATGAAACTTTTGTATTGTGCAAGCATTGGCAGGATAACTGTTTCACTTGTTTCAATAATTTGATTTAAGTATGCATCATTATACAAGGCAGATGACACACCAAGCACAGATCTCAACTGTGTAGCTGTGATTATGGTTGGCATGTCATCTCCTTACTCCCATTAATGGATGCCTAGGATCGGGAGCAACCCTAGGCACTCAGTTAAATCAGCTTAAGTTAAACCAGTTTGCGCCAGCTGCAATCTTTGTTGCAAGTGCGCCATAACCATAATAATTAACATCAATTTGTCCGGTGTTAATTACATTTGTGCGAAGGCTTAAGCGTGGGCTCTCATACCATGTGTAAGCTTCTGGATTAATTACGACCATTGAATAATCGCCTAATCCTGTGCCACCAGTTCCACCTATTGAGCGTGAAACATAAAGTTCTAATCCTGCAACATTTCCACGCAATGAAATTGGTGAAACTGCACCTCCTGCATTTTGTGGATTAGATGCTGTATAAATTGGACGACCTGAGCTTTCAGTATAACCCATAATTGCGCCCCATTGTTCTGGAGAAACAATTACATTTCGAGCAAAACCAAGTGTGCCTTTGTAAATTGCTGCTGCTGCTGATGAAACATAAGCAATTAAACCTGCTGAAGTTTGTGCTTGAGCACTTGCATTTAATACTCCATTATTTCCAACTTCGCCAGTTACATAGGCATCAGTTGCTTTTGCGTAAGCAAATTCCATTTGACGAACTAATTCATCAAAAAATACTGGCGAACTGCGATCTAATAGCTCAACAGAAAATGTCTGTTGACCACCAAATTTTTTAACTGATACTGATACGAAAGATGAAGCGGTATCTGTTTCAGATAATGCTGCTTCCTCGTTTGCTTGTGCAACTGTTGGAGCAGTTGTTATTTTAGGAATTTCAAATGTCATTCCTGATGCTGGTAGTGCTTGGCGTGAAATTGCATCAATAAATCCGCGATCAGCGTTTGCAATTCCATTAATAATTTCAGTTGATTGTGGTGTTGGTATGAATGCACCATTGTTTGAAGTTGTGTCAGCTGCCATTACATATTGACGGCTGTCCTCATTACCAAGTGCAGCACGAATGTGATGCTCTAGGTATGTGGCTTTTGAATTGATTGGTGAGCGTGGTTTTGTATAAGCAACTGGTTGGGTTGCTACTACTGCCACAGGCTCTGTCTTTGCAGCTTCTACCGCTTCGGTGGCGATAGGAGCTTCTGATGTTGTATCAGACACTTTTTCCTCCTGTGTTGTTGTATCCTCAGCGGTTGCTTCGGAATTCTCTGTTGGTGTGTCGGTTGCTGCTACATCTGCAACTCTGGCACTTTCAATTGCTGGCTCGGTTACTAAACTAACTTCCATTAACTTAGATGCGCTTATTGCCATTACGCCATCCTCATTCTCCCAATCCTCAACCATAACTCCTACGCTAAATCCATCACGCAATCCGGTTGCTGCTTCCTCAAGTGCATCATCAGCTGCAAAAGTTTTTGCTAACTTGAATGTTGCATCTAAACCTGTTTTTGTAGCTGTTATATCTACCAACTTGCCTAGTGGCTTGGTGCGGTCATGTTCTAGCAATAATTTAATTGCTTTGCCAAAATCAATGCTGTCTTTCTTAAAAATTGTTGCCCCAGCTGATGTGTTGCCTTTTTCATCCCAAGTAACAATTGTTCCAGATATTGTTCGCTTGTTTGTATCGGCTGCTGTTAGTGTTATTGGGAAATTGATCTTCATCGGATCAAGTCCTCCTCCTCTTGTATCTGCTCAACGCTCATTGCGCCAATGCGGTTTAGGATTTCATAAACTTGAGCGCGCTCTAATGCTGAACCTCTCAAGAAATCATCAATATCAAAACGAACTTCAACGCCATTTGGCACAAAATCAGCGGCACTTAATCTTTGCTCTATTGGCGTAAGTATGTTTCTTAAACTGAAATCAATAAGAGCTTTACGCTCCATAACAGTTGTGCTATAAGTCATGCTGGTTGTTTCAGCAGATATGAAAGATGCAGGTATGCCAACTGCTCTTGCAATTTCTAATGCAATGTATTGTCTGGCTTCTGCCATTTGTAATGATTTAGGATCAAATCCCAATGCTTGCAACTCAACATCTGCATTCAAAAATGCTGTTGATCTAGTTGATCGACTTAACTTCCAACTGTCTAATAATTTGGTTATTCTTTCAGGTGTCAGGTTTGTGCCATTTGATTTCAAAACCATTGTTGGTAATGGTTCTTTTGCATACATCTCTGCTGCTTTTTCTAATTCGAGAGCTGCTTTAATTGTGCGACCTGCTCTATTTAATACACCTTCATCTAAACCGCTAAATACAATTATGCTTCCAATTCCACCAGTATTATTTACACGAATGCCATCAATCATGTATTGTGTAATTTCTGTGTTTGTTGAATTTAAATTGTATGTAACACGATCTGGCGAAACTCTTGTCCAAGCACGAACGCGACCGCCATCACTTGCAGAATAGGCATCTAAAACTTGACCATAAGCGACACCATTGAAAAGTAAATCCTCAGCGATAAAAGCGTAAATTGCTGATCCGGCAATGCGTGGATCGGGTTGCATAATTACTCTTTGTGGTCGTAAATGTTCTTTTGTAAAATGATTGTAACTTTCTAATGGCAATGAGCCAATTGTGCTGCAAATTATGTTTCTTGCTCTGGCGAGTGCCGGAACACTCATTGCGCTTTCTCTTGTTGCTGTTTGTGCGCCAAAAAATAAACCTGCAACAGAAGCTTGCAAATTGTAAGGAATGTTTGCAGCCTGAACATCTGTCTGAATAATCGGTGTTTTGTTTGTCAGAAATCGATCAAATAATCCCATTAGACCATAATATACCATAAAGCCTAATTATCCGATTTGTATATCAACTTCCGTTTCAGGTTGTGTCGCAAAATAAGTAACTAAACTGCTTGCCACACTTGCACAAACGGCTACCCTGCTGGCTCTCCTTCCAATAATCCACGATCCATCGCCATAAGGTAATTTGGCAGCTGACAAGGTTTGCTGTGTTAATTCCTCTTGTCCAGAATGCTGCAACCTGTGTGAGTTAATTGCTCCAAGCCATCGATCACAGCTCTCGGCATAAATAGCACCATCCATATCAGTTACTTGAATGCCGGCAGGAACTAGCCTTGATGCAACTGCCTGACTTGTCCTTTTGCTGTAAGCCACAGTTTGCGTGTTGTATTTCCTGACATAAGGCGCAATGTCGTTGGCAACTGCCAAATCGTTTAAGCTGTAATCATTTGACCAAGTATGAAGCAATTGAATGTAAAATCTTTCACCTGGTAATCTTTGAGCAGCTACTAATGCACCAAACTTGCGATCTGGACTTAAATCTAATCCAAGCCAAGTAGGCTGCTCAGGATCTAGCGGTATTGCATCTATTTGGCACATTGCCCACTTTTGCGGATCAATTGCGCTGTTTATTGTATCGACCCATTGCGTAAGCAACTCGGTTCGAACAATATCCGGTGGATCGTTAATTGCTGCCAAGATATTATCTGGATGAATTGTTATTCCTAAAGATGGATTGGCTTGAGCAAATGCTGACCAGTTAATCTCACCAGACGGAAGTTTTATTGGTGCATCCGGTTCAGCACTCCACTCAAACCAACCTATTGGGTCATTGGTCGTGGCTGATGCCAATGCCCGTTCGCGTAATTTGTTTAGAATTACGGAATGCTGATCACCTGCTGATGAATACACCCACACCTGCGGATTTTTAGCACTCATCATCGAGTAACGCATTGATGACCATGCATCCTCATCTTTGTATTCACGCAACTCATCAAGATGGATTGTTTCAGGTTTGCTCAAACCTCTGGATGCATTGTTAGCAGCCTTCACAACAAACCGCCTGTTGCCAAATAACTCTATTTCTTCCGCTCCATGTTGCCAGCGGATTTTTTTAACTTCCTTTTCAAGTGCCGGATGTGTTTCAATCAATCCAACTATCTGCCGGAATGTTTCAAGTGATGTAGTTAGCCGGTGCGCTGATGCGAGCTGTAATCCTTCACCCCAGACAAACATGCCGGTCAAGATCCTAAGCATCATCAATGTGCTCTTGCCATTTTGCCGGCTTAGGCAAATTCCTATTTCAGAATGATGCCAGCGACCATCAGGTTTGATCTTATGTCCGTTAATTACGACAAACTTTTGCCAATCCATTAGCTGTATGCCAATCTGCGCTGCAAAATCGATCATTTCCGGACCTTTAGACGGCAAATCATTGAGTTTTGAGCAAATACGCGGTGTTTGCACACCTCCTAATCCCGATTGAGCGTGATCTAGGCTTATCTCACCAGTTTTAAGGTCAATCAAATCGATCCAGTCTGATCGTGGCTGATCGAGGTGTTTTGTGGGTTAGAAAAGGAACG